AGCGTAAATGGCCAAATTGCAGAGTTGGCAGAAAAGCACAATGCATTAAGCACAGCAGTGCTAGAAATCAAAGGCACCATTGATGGTGTTCAAAAGCGTGTAGATGCCGTTGAAGGCGACACAGCTATTAAGAAGTCTTCTGATCTTGGCCGTTCAGAGGTTGTAACAAAAAAATCAACATGGAACGGTTCTTTCCTCGGTTCCGTAAATGAAATCTTTTCAAACTAAAGGGTAGGTGAAATAAAAATGAGTAATGAACTATTAGAAAAAGCAGTAGCAGCAGGTACAAACGTAACTGGTAGCTATGCATCCGCAACTGGTGGAACTGGAGTACACACAGCGTCTGAAAACGGCAACGGTGGACTTCTAAACCCAGAACAATCAGCGCGATTTCTAGACTATATGTTCGACGCTACCGTAATTGGTAAGGTTGCACGTACTGTCCGAATGAAAGCAGATACAACAGAGATTGACCGTATGTCTATCGGCGAGAAGCTTGTAAAGCTTGCAACTGAAGCAGACAACACAGGAGTTAACTCACCTGTAACATTCTCAAAAATTTCTTTGACAACAAAGAAGCTTCGCATGGACTGGGAACTTTCAACAGAGTCTCTTGAAGACAATATTGAAGGCGCAGACGTCGAAGATCATATTGCCAGAATGATGGCAACACAAGCAGGTAACGATATTGAAGATTTGATCCTAAACGGAGACACTTCACTAACAGACGATGCCCTATACAAGTCATTTAATGGCGTTGTAAAGAAGGCAAAGACTTCAGGTCGCGTAGTAGATGCAGCTGGAGCAGCCGTTTCACGTGCTGTATTCAACTCTGCACTTAAGGCACTTCCACGTAAGTACAAGCAGCGTCGTACAGACCTTCGCTTCCTTGCAGGATCAAACTTGATCCAGGATTACCTATACTCAACATCTAATTCAACAAACTTTGCAAACCCACAGGATATTGCTTCAGGCATCATCCGTGGTGATGTTCCAGTTGTTGGAGGTCCAGCAGGATATGTAGCTCCATACGCATTTGGTATTCCAATCGTTGAAGTTCCACTTCTTAGCGAGACACAGGCTGGTACATATGCTAGCCCATCAGGTTCACACGGAGATATCCACTTGACATTCCCAAATAACGTTGTTATTGGTATCAAGCGTGATGTTACTGTTTACCGCTTCTTCTGGCCACGTAAGGACTCAGTCGAGTACACAATGTATACTCGTGTTGGCGTCCAGATCGAGCAAGCAGATGCTTGGGTAGTCGTAAAGAACGTTAAGGTTGCTTCTTAATTAATTAAGAATTAAACTACCGAAATGCCCCCAATTAATTTTGGGGGCTTTTCATTTTAATTTAACAATGCTATAATTAAAGGACCTAGAAAAAGGAGAATATAAGTATGTCGTTTGACACATTAAAGGTAGCCGAATTAAAAGTAATTGCAGAAGATTTTGCGGTTGACACAGAAGGCTTAAAGAACAAAAAAGACATTATTGCAGCCCTATCCGAAGAAGGAGTTTCTTGGTCAGTCTATCAAAAGACAAAGCAAGAAATTGAAGATAATCTAGAAGAGATTGAAATAATTCCTAGACTAGATCCAAAGAAAGTAGACGCAGACTCTATTTTGGTAAGAATGACAAGAGAGAATTATCGATACGATATTCATGGTCATACATTTACGAAAGAACATCCGTTCGTTGCAATGCCAGAAGAAGACGCTCAAAAAATTTTTGATACAGAGGAGGGTTTTCGTTTAGCGACACCAAAGGAAGTCCAAGACTTTTATCACTAAACGTTAACATAAGTTAATGGCAGAAATATATAAATCTCAAACATCTACAGTAAAAACAAAAATATACTGGGGTGGAGAAATAACGGATGCAGACGGACCAGTTGTAGCAACAGTAAGACAAGTAACTACTGATGGAACCGTTTATCCTACACTTGCAACTTATACTGCCACAAAACTAGAGTCGGACATTGGTACGTATCAGATTACGATACCGTACAGCCTCGCCCTACAGCCTAAAAAACTTAGAATAACTTGGACGTATCAGGTAGGCGGAATAGAGGGTAGAAATACTCAAGTTGTAGATATAGTAACTCCATACGTAGATATATCTGATGTCATAGATGATTTAAATTTTGGAACAGACCCATCTGACCCAAACTACAAAACTTATGGCGAGCTTCAGCTAGCAGAGAAATATGCTAGAAAATTAATTGAGGCTTATACAAACCAAGTTTTTTATTCATACAATGGAACACAGGTTGCCCAAGGATATGGGTCAGATATACTTCCTTTGCCAATAAGAATAGAAGAGATTACAAGATTACACGAAGAAGATGTTCAAGTATTTGAAGTTGGAGTAAATACAAACAACTGGTTTTATACACCAATAGTCTCTGAATCAAATTATGGAATAAGAGTAAATTTGCAGGACATGCAAGACGATTTAGTTTATTCAGCAAATGGAATGATACCTCCATCAATTAACAGCAGAGGATATTCTGGGACATTTAAAAAAGACTTCAGGTATAAGGTTGAAGGAGTATTTGGTTGGTACTACGTGCCAGACAATGTTAGAGAAGCGTCTAAGATTCTAATGAAACAATACTTTGAGCAAGACCGTGCTTGGAAAGATAAATACGTAAAGAACATAAGCACATTTGACTGGAAGTTTGAGTTTATGGAAGATGCACATAGAGGCACAGGGAATCTGTATGCAGATCAGCTCCTTGCACCATATATAACAAACGGTATGGTTGTATTTTAAATGAGCCTGGCAACTTCCCTAATGCCACTTCAGCTTGACATATATCTTCAATCAGATACACAAGATGCAAACACTGGCGCTATCAAAAAAGACTGGGCCTATTCTAAAACAATGCAGTGCTCTGCAAAAGGAATAATATCCAACTCAGGCACAGGTCGTGGCGGTGACAGACAAACCCTTAACACAAAATATTCTAACGAGCAAATGCTTGAAATAAGAAGCGTTGATCAGATTACTTATAGAGACAAGATAACAAACATTAGAGACATTAAGGGTAACATAGTTTGGAAAGAATTAGACTTTCCATCAGAAACCCCGACAGTATTTGAAGTAATTAGCTCAACTCCGATAACAGATCCATTTGGTAATATCCTTGCATATAACTCTATTGTTAAAAGATCGGAGAATCAGCAAATTGGAATCTAATGTCGCACTTCTTCGAGCCGCAAGCGGACTAGAAAGATTAATGGCTGGAGCCCCAGTGGGTCCAGTAAAAGATAGCAATGTAGCACAGATATCTGCATTCCTATATCATCAAGCCAATGTGCTTGCCAAATTAGATTCAGATGCAGCATTTAAAAAACTATTTAAAAGAACAATATTTGATAGCATTAATAAAGAGTTCGGTCAGTATATAGATGCAAAGGCAAGAGTAAAGCCAAACTCATTACACCATGTATACGAGTGGAATAAAGCTGGACAGCCTACAAGTAGACTATTTCTATTAAAACAAATAGATTCATCTGGACTATCATTTAAAATAGACTCAAACTTTATTCTTTCAAGATCAGCTGTTCCATCAAGAAACAAAAAGCAAAAGAAGAAATACATATTTGCAAATAAGGCGGATGTAATGGAAGCTGGGCTACCAGTTACAATAAGACCAAAGTCTGCAGAAAGACTTGTATTTGAATTAGACGGAATAACAGTCTTTATGCCAAAGGGCTCATCCGTAACAGTAAAAAGCCCAGGCGGAAAAGCATCAAGCAATCAATTTAAATTGGCCTACTCACAATTCTTTTCAGGCAACCTAGTGAATATAGCAATCAAAAATTCTGGATTTCAAAACCTATTTAATGCGGGAATGACAAAAGCGCTAGCAGTCCCAGGATCAATAAAGAAAATCCAATATTCATTTAGCCCTAACGCAATAAGAGCAGAGGCAGATATGTCATTGGCAAAAGCATTTGGAGGGGCACTATGATAGATTATAATATAGACGCAATGTATGAGATAAGAAAGCACCTATGGCAAGAGCTTATATTGAATAAAATATTCAATGACTCAGATTACTATAGTGATAATATAGGCAAAGAGATTATCCCAATTATCCCAGTCCAGCAACAGCCCGAGTTAAATCAATTTTTAAGCGGGAAGAAGCATATAGTCTATGACAAGATAGGCCTATCCTATGAAGAGAACTGGATGATATGCTGCGAAAAGATTCTATTTACTATATATGCCACTGATTTTTCAGAGATCAATCAGATTAGAAATTTAATGCTAGACGTATTTAGAAGAATGGACGACTCAGCCAAAGATCTAAATGCCTCAAAATCAACTCCAAAGATTAAGTTCTTTAACACAATGGTTGCCGAAATATCACCCACTGAGCCATCCCAAGAGCTACAGGGATTTTTGTCTGCAGATGTGATCCTTGAGGTTAAATATGCAAGAACGACAGACGGAGATGGAAGATTTAACTAGGTTGCTTTTGGGTGCATTATACTCTAAAATTAGTCTTAGAGGAAAAGAGCCTAGCCAGCTTGATTTAAAGTTTTAAAGTAAGTCAATATATATATATTTATTTAACAGGAGGTTTTACAACATGGCACAAAACACAGGTAATGCTAGAAATATTCTCGTTGGTGCGTCTCCACTGTTTCTTTCAGTAACAGACATCACTAGCGGAGACTACGTAGCTTCTGCACCAGCAGGAGTTAAGAATGATTTCGCAGCAAACAAGAATAAGACAGTTCCAGCATTTAAAACTGGAGAGTCTTACACAGATTCTTTGAACAAAGTAGACACCACGACAGCAGCAACAGGTGCAGTATCACCAGCTCTTGATACAAAGGGTGCATTTTACCGTAACGTAGGTTACACAAACAATGGTCTTCAGGTTACATACAACCCATCATACGGTTCAGTAACAGTAGATCAGCTTCTTGACACAGCAAAGCTTTTCAAGGAGTCTATGGAAGTTATGATCGCAACAGAAATGGCAGAAGGTACTCTTGAGAACGTTCTTGCAGTATTCGGTCAGCGCTCAACAACACTTACAGAATCTGGCAAAAAGCTAGGTCTTGCAGGTGGAGCTCTTGGTGAAGCGCCAACAGAGCGTCAGCTTATTGCAGTTGGTCAAGCACCAACTTCAACAGCAGAATCTGCAACTGAGCGTGTATACTATGCACGTCGTGTTCTTTCTGTACAACAGTCACAGTTCTCTTTGGCTCGTAACGCAGCATCAACATTCCCAGTAACATTCCGTTTGCTACCATCTGGTGAGTTAACTCACGCAGGTGAAGAATACGGTTTCATCGTAGACCGCGTTCTTTCAGCATAATTAATTAAATTAATTAATAGGACCCCCCCAAGAAATTGGGGGGTTTCCTATTGCCCTTATATTTTCTATATGATACAATAATTATAAGTAGATCCTAGGAGGATTAAATTGGCAACAACAGTATATGATGTAGAAGAAATTACATTACAAAATGGAGACAAAGTTACGCTTAAGCCTTTAACAATTAAAGACCTAAGAGCGTTTATGGAAGCCATAAATAAGACAGCAGAAGCAACAACAGAAAATGATACGTTAACAGTATTAATTGATGCGTGTGCAGTTGCACTATCTAAACAACTACCAGAATTGGTAAAGGATAGAGACTTACTAGAAGACGCACTAGACGTTCCTACAATCAATCGCATTCTTGAAGTTTGCGGTGGGATTAAGATGGACGACCCAAACCTTCTAGCGGCAGCGGTTCTGGCTGGTCAGAACTAGATCTAGCCGCTTTATTGGGTGAAGTTTTTCTTTTAGGAAACTGGAAGAATTACGAAGAACTAGAAAACAGTCTTTCAATGCCAGAACTGATTCAAACTTTTAAATCAATGCAGAAGTCAGAGTCAGAAAAAAGAAAATTCTTAGCTTCAATTCAAGGAGTTGATTTGGGTCAAGAAGAAAATGAAAATAGTACCACCTTTGAAGATGTTCGAAGAAGAGCACTTGGAGTAAATGCGTCAGCAGATGACGTTATTGGACTACAAGGTTCGTTTGCAGCAGAAGCTGGATTCGGAGTCGGAGCAGGACTGGGGTACTCCAAGGAGTAAAAGTAGTTGGTCGATCAAAATATTAATACCAACATAACTGCGACGGCGAATTTTAGTAGCCTTACAGCGCAGTTACAGGCCGTTACAGCCCAACTCATAAAACTTCAAACGACTACTGTTGGATTAAACCAAAAGCTTCAGGGTCAAATAGGACAGATGAACAGGTCCTTCGTAGATACTATGCGATCAACGGGCCAGTTTTCTTCCCACTTTGTTACATTATCATCTGATGTAGATAAGTTTGGTAAAAACTTAGACGCAGGAAGAATGAAGCTTGGAAAATATTTTAATACATGGCAAAGCCATGCAAAGGGCACAACCAATATAGTAAAAGAATTAGCAAAGCAGCAAGTAATGCTGCAAAATGCTGTAGTACAACCACTTGGTAAAAATGCTCAGGGCTTGATGCAATACAACGTAATGGTTGCACGAGGTCTGGACGAAAACAAAAACAAGCTTCAGCTCTTAAGACAAGAGCAAGCAATCATGAACAAGGTAATGCAAGATGGATCTAACCAATTAATTAACTGGGGTAAGAATACACAGTGGGCTGGTAGACAGCTTACCGTTGGACTTACTGTACCAATTGCTGCCTTTGGCGCAGCAGCATCAAAAGCGTTCAGAGAGGCAGACGCTGAGCTTATTAGACTACAAAAGGTTTATGGCGGACTAACTGCATCGACTACTGCTGAGCTTGAAAAGGTTAGAAGAGATGTAACTGGTATTGCCAAAGAAATGGCATCGGCATATGGAGTTTCATTTAAAGACACAATTGCACTCGCTGCAGATCTTGCTGCCACTGGTAAACAAGGCACAGATTTAATGAAAGCAACACAAGAAACAACAAGACTTGCGGTACTTGGTGAAGTAGATAGACAAGATGCAATGAAAGCAACTTTAGCTATTCAGAATGCCTTTAAGCAAAACACACAAGAGCTTACAGAATCAATTAACTTCCTCAACGCAGTTGAAAACCAGACATCAACAAGCCTTGCAGATCTAACTGAAGCAATTCCAAAAGCTGGTCCAGTTATTAAATCATTGGGCGGAGAAGTACAAGATTTAGCTCTTTACCTGACAGCAATGAAAGAAGGCGGAGTAAATGCTTCAGAAGGAGCTAACGCAATTAAATCTGCAATGGCATCTCTTATTAACCCTACAAAAGTTGCAAGAGAAATGTTTGCTGGATTTGGAATCGATATAGCTGGAATTGTTACATCTAATGCTGGAGACCTAACAGGAACAATTATTGCACTACAGAAATCTTTAGATAGTCTTGATCCACTAAGCAAATCAAAAGCAATTGAGCAGCTATTTGGAAAGTTCCAGTTTGCTAGAATGTCTGCTCTATTTGAAAACCTTGGAAAAGAAGGAAGCCAGACGCTGCAGGTTTTAGATTTGATGAAAGCCAGCACACAAGAATTAGCAGCTATCTCTGACCGAGAATTAAAGATGATGACAGAGTCTGCATCTGGTAAGTACCGCAGAGCTCTAGAATCAGTAAAGGCAGACCTTGCTGTTATTGGAGAATCTTTCTTAAAGATAAATACTTTTATATTAAATGTTATTGATGGAGTTGTTAAGTTTGTTGGAAAACTTCCTGGACCAATTAAATCTATATTAACATTTGTGGGCGGGCTGACTGCAGTTGCTGGACCACTTATCATGCTTACTGGTGTGCTTGCAAACTTCTTTGGATACATAGTAAAGGGAATGTTTAGCCTAAAGCAATTCTTTAAAGGCGGAGAGCAGTTCAAGCTTCTAACCCCAGAGCTAGTTGCAGCAGATGCTGCAGCAAAAGCAGTAGGAGAATCATTCTATAGCGATGCAAAGGCAGCAAAGGTATTTGAAGATGCAGTACTAGCACTGTCTAGATCATTTGATATTTTGCAAACAAAAGCAGCAATGGCAACACAGGCAACTCACTCAAGTGTAAACGTTAGCACAATCGCAGGTAATGCTGTCACTTCAGGCGCAGGGTTTGATAGAGTTGTTGACAAAAACAGTCCTTATTTGGGCAAGCCTTACTCTAGAGATATGTCTCACACAATTCCATCTGGACAAGAACAGCTTGGAACAATATTTGGAGTAGTTCCTGGAACTGGTCCAGTAAATAGAAAGATTAGTAATAACCCACAGATGTACATGGACGGAGATCTTCCAAGAGTTCCTGGAGTAACTTCTGTAAACAGCGTTTCAACAGGCATAGTAGCAAGCGAAGCCGCAAAGTGGCACTCAATGACAGCGGCAATTGCAATGCAGTCAAAAGAAGAACTTGCATTACTTAAGCAAGAAGTTGCTGCAACTGGAACTGTAACAGCAGAACTATCCGCATCGTATTCAGCAATGCTACCACCAATGGTAGAGCTAACATCTATGGCAGCTGCAGAAGGTGGAGCAATTGTAGCAGAACTTAAGGCTGGCAAAATAACTGTAGATCAAGCAAGAGCAAAGATTATTGCACTTAATCAACAGGTAGAAGCAATGATGGCAGAGACATCCCAAATGGTTGCATCAAGCATGGGAAGAACAATTAATCTTACAACAGTCCCACTGACATCACAGCCAACAGTAGATCCAATAACTGGAAAATCTAACATGAAAGAAATGTTCCACAAAGGAACAACAAAGAATCTTGTAGATAAGATTGCAAGATCTCTTGGAGTTAGAACTTCTGGCGGAGGCTACAGTACAGAAACAACAAAGCCTATTATTAGAAGAAATGAAGGTGGAATGGTATACGATCCTTCAAAGCATGGATCAGTTGTACCAGGACCAGCAAATGTAGATTACGATATGATCCCAGCAAAACTTCCAGAAGGAAGCTATATACTTAATCAAGAAGCATCACGTAAAAATCCTAGCCTAGTAAACATGGCAAAGAACAAATACGCAGGCGGAGGAAAAGTTGTAGATGCAATATTAACACCAAGAGAAACATACTTTGACCCAGAGTTCACAGCTGCAAATAAGCCAATGCTTGATAGAGCAAATAGTGGATCAAGAATTGAATTTAATGCTGGCGGATTCCTTGGCGGAATGGTAAAGAATGGAATTAGAAATTATGGAAAGATGCAAGACATATTCTCTGGAAGAAATGCTGGAGTTTCTGAGCTTGAGAGAACAACATCTTACATTAAAGCATTAAGAGAAAACAAATATCAAGATAATATTGTTCCAAACTTAATTCAAAATGATGCTGCAGCGATATTAAAATTTTCTAAAGATCCAACAATGACTCCCGCAAAAGCTGTCGCTATTGCAGAAAATGCAATACGAGCATCTATGGAAAGCCATAAAGAATATGTAAAAACTGGCAAAGGCTTAACATATACAGAGTCTCAAAGAAAGTTTATGGAGTCAAACTTTCCAGAACTTGTGATTAAAAGACCAAAAGGAATGACAGACAAACAATGGAAAGATTACAAAAGAGGTAAATCCCCAGCAGATCCAGTTGCAAGAAAAGCAATATTTAATATTTTAAAGAATAGGTTCCCTGGAGTACCAATTCATTATAACCTTGATCGTGCTCACATAGAAAGAATGTTTGGGTCTACCGCTGGTAGAGGATACTTTGGTGAGGCTGCACACGATCCATTTAACAGATACGGAAATGATTTACAAAGAAGAAAAATAGTTAATGACGTAGTTCCTCTAACAAATCAAGAAGCGCTTGCAAGATCGGAGCAGCTAGCAAAAGCTTTAGGGTTTGTAGATGTAGATGATTACATGAGACATGTTCCAATAATTGAAAAATGGATAACTACTGGAAAGTGGAATGGATCTAAGCCAATACCAGAAACCCTTGTTCGTGCACTTGGTGGAGACATGAAGATATTTAATGCATCAAGAACACCAAAGAAATCTAAATCATCCGTTCCAACAACAATTATGATAAGAGGCAGAAGAGTAAAGCTTGCAAATAGTGGTGGAATGATCGGCGGAATTGTAAGTCAAGGTAAGCATGCTTACGGAGACCCAGCCGCCGCCGCAAGACTAAAAGCCTTCGCAGACGCACAGCAAGTAAGAAGAACAGCGCAGCATCAAAAAAATCTTGAAAGATTCCCTTGGATTAAACCACAAATTGATGCATACAGAGCGTCTAAAAAGGGACACTTCCTTGGAATGCCAAGAGGAATTAAAGCAGTAGAAGAGCAAAGAAAAGCAAGACTTACAATGGAAGAAATTAATTCTTCTGTAATGTCTGGCAGATTTGCTGACATGGATCCAACTGATTTTGGAATGCTAGTTTCTCCATCAATTGGAAGAAGCTTCCCAGTTTCTGGTATCGGTGGACTATACAAAAAGCCAGATGGATCTATGGTATTTGTTAAACCAGCAATGAGCGAGACTGAAGCTTTGGCGGAACAAAGAGCAACAATAATTGCAAGAGAAGCACATGGATTAAATTCTCCAAGACAAGAAATTAGAACAATGATAGATCCAACAGATGCTACTGGAAAGAGAAAATTAATTGTTTTAGAGTCACCATTTGATGAAGCATTTGCAAATTCAACTGGAACTTTCACACAGGCAGAATACTTCAAACAGCTCGTAGCAGCCAATCTAAGAGGAGATAGAGATCTTAGTTCAAGTAACCTATATGGCTCTACTTTAGCCGATGTAGGGACCGCTGGTGTATTTAAAATGGCATCTAACGCACAAGGCAGAAGAGAATATTCAGATGACATGCCATCTATGAAAGATCAGGCACGTATAAATTTACTTGGAGTAAAGGGTGGGGCTAAAAAATTCTTTGCTGAAACCACATTAAATATACCAAAGGGAATGAAAGCAAAAGATTATCATCAGGCAATGATTGATGAGATAGACGAAGTTCTTCCTAAACTAGAAAAAACAATAACTGAATTTAATTTAAGTGTAGATGAAAGACAATACTACAAAGCAATGATAGACAGATTAAAGGATGGCAGATTAGTTAATTGGGAAGAGTTCCACGGGATTCACTCTGCAGTAAAGACATCTGCTCCAAAAGCATTATCACCAGCCGCACTTCTTAAATTAAAAACAGAGTCAGAATTAAGAATGAGACAAAGAGGACACGCTGCCAGCCTCTCAGATAATGCATTTAAGAACAATGGCAATGGATTTAATATGGGCGGAATGATTCAAGCAAGAGCAAAGGGCGGACCAGTAAATTCTGGACAGCCATATCTTGTTGGAGAAAAAGGACCAGAACTATTTGTTCCAAAAAATAATGGCGGAATAGTTTCAAACTACGCATTAGGCGGAATGGTAAGATCAAACAAAACTGGATATGGTAAATTTGGTAATTTTAGAACATCAGTAAAAAATAATGGACTTAGGTCTACAGTAAGAGGAAGCTCTTCTTTAAGAGGAGCGCCCCAGGTAGATGCCAACGGAGTTGCTGTCCCAGTAGATCAAAATTCTGTAATGGCAACATCAATGGCTGGTATGGCAATGATGATGGGAGGCTCACAGGTTCCAGGAGTTGCTGGACAAGGAATGCAGTTTGCTGGAATGGCTATGCAAATGGCACCAATGCTAAAAATGATTGGGCCAATGGTAAAGGGCATGGGAACATTTGGCGGACTTCTTGCAAAAGCAAGGACCATTGGAATGGCAGCATTTACCGCACTTAGAATTGGAATTGCTGCACTGATGGGTCCAGTCGGTTTAGTCTCTATAGCAATCGGTGGACTAGTCGCCCTATTCTTAAAAATAAGAGCAGAAAGAGCACAAGATAGAAAAGAAGAAATTCTTTCAAACGGAATAACTAAAAAAGGCGCAGAAGAAGCTGGAATTAAATACAACAACGTATCTAATTCAATTAAAGATGTCAACGCACAGCTTGAGCTAACTCGCGCAAAAGGCAAAGCTGCATTTGAGAATTTAAATAGCGCTGGAGTTCAAGGCTTATCATTAACTATTGCTGAACTTAAGAAAGCAATTAAAGAAGCTAAAGCAAGTCAAAAAGAACTTGTTGAAGGATTTAGCAATGCTGGAAGTGGCAGTGCATCAACTCAAGAAAAACAAAAGATTGTTAATGAAATGGCTACCAACCTAAAGGCACAATTTGTTGCCGCAGGAATGTCAGCGCAACAAGCAACAAATAAAATATTTGCAATAATCAAAGCATCAAAAAATGCAGACATGGCTTTTAATGCAATATCTTCAAAGGGTTTTGGAGAAATTATTGATAAGACTACTGCTGCAACATCTATGGTAGAAAAGCTTAACAAGAAAATGGCAGAGACAAGGCTTGTTCAAGCCTCTGGCGGTGGCTATAAAGCAGAGTCTTCATTTAAGGGAGAAGCACTAGGTAATGCGTTGTCTAATACAACCTCAGCGATAGATGCAAATATGAAGGCGCTAGTTGGAACAAAAGATGCAATGGGTAATGTTATAGATGAAGCCACAGCCTACAAGATGACAATAGATGACATAAATTCTAAGACAGGGTCAACTACTACTCTCACCAAAGAGCAGATAGAAAGTCTCAAGGAGACACACCCAGCCCTACAAGAAATTTTAAATACAACAGACACTACTGCAAGCGCATTTGCTAAATGGCGAATTGTTTTGTCAGGAGTTAGAGTTGATCTGAAGCATATAACGGCAGAAGAAGCAATCGCTATAGCTCAATTTGAAGAGGGACTAAACTCTGCAATAGAAGCGCAAGAAAAATCTGGCGTTGGAGTACTAGGCAAATCTCAAACAATAATTAACAAGTTACAGTTGCAAATAGGCAAGGGATTGGCTGCACAACAAAAAGCTCACAATCAGGCTATGGGTAACATAGAAGATGAAATTAAAGCTATAGACAAAAAGATTAAAAAGATTCAAGAAGAAGCAGATGCAAAGATTAAAGCAATTGAAGATGAGCAAAAGGCTAATGACTTTAATGCAAATATGCAGCAGCTACAAATTGAAAATCAAGATGCTTTAGCTAAAGGCGACATGGCTGGCGCTGCGCTTACACAAATTAAGATTAGACAGCTTGCCGACCAAAGACAAAAAGAATTAGCAATAAATGCAATAAGAGAAAAAGAAGCAAAAGATATAGACGCTTTAAATAAAAAGAAAGAAGGTCTTGCTGCAAAGCAGGAAGCCTCAGCAAAGAGACTTGCAGCGCTTCAAGAAGCAGCAGCAAAGACTCAGATTAGACTTGATAAAATTAAAACTTATCAACTAGAATATGAAAATATACTTAAAGAAAAAGCAAATATTTCTTTGATGGCAGAAGGCAAAGAAAGAGATGAAGCGCTTAAAGCATGGAGAGGAAACCTAGGAGCATTAGGGCAAAACCTTTCTAAAGATGCGACTGGCAAAGACTCAGCGCTAGCTGGAATGGTAAAAGATATATTTCAAGGAACAATGATTGGATCTAAGGGAGAATCTCTTGCTGGAACAACAACTAGAAACTATGTTGGAAGAAGAATGGTTGAGTCGTATGTTCCAGGAATTGCTGATGCAAAGGCTGGCACTGCAGCATCTGATTTATCATTAAAAGCAGCCGACTCTATTAAGGGAGGATCATCATTAAATGATATCGTTCTTGCGGTAAGAGGGCAAGGCAAAGACGGAGGCTGGTCAAAAGCAACTGCTATTCCAGTGGACACAAATTACGATAAATATAAAACTAGAGATGGTGGTATACTTACAGATGATTCTAAGGTAAAAATTGCAAAAGAGTTAGGCTTAGAAAAAGATCAATATTTTAAATATCTTAATAAAACATATAGAGTTTACGATCCAAATGACGGAAGCAAGATAGTCAGACAGGCAAAAGGCGGACCAGTATTTGGTGCTGGAAGTGCGACATCAGATTCTATTCCAGCTATGCTTTCAAATGGTGAGTATGTAATTAATGCTAAGTCTGCATCTGCATACGGATACCAGAATCTTGATACAATAAATAGAATGGCTCAAGGCGGATTAGCAGTAAGATATGATATTCCATCTGGATCTAAAATTAAAGCCAATATGGCAACTGGCGGAGTAGCAAATTCTTCACAAACAGTATATAATGTTAACATAGAGCTTAATGGAACAAATGTAACTGTTGACGATGTAATGAATAAATTTGACCAAAGAATGCGAAACGTTAACGCAACAATGGGTCGAGTAGTAACGAATAGGAAGTGATGATATATGCTAATGCCTAGAGGCTCAATTCTTCAGATAGAATCAGATGGCACTTACCATAAAGTCACAGAACATAATAGATCTGCTTTTGACATTAGCCCACAAAGAATAGAAACCCAAACAAGAATGGTTAACGGATCATTAAGAAAATTTTGGATTGCAGATAAAAGAGCATTCAGCCTTTCTTGGGACATGCTTCCACACTCAACAGATTTAACAGTAGATGGACAATGGGGAGCAGAGGACTTACAGAATTTTTATTACAGCTCTGAAGGCAGAGGCGCATTTAATATAAAGATTAATCTGGCAACGGATGGAACCAATCAAGAAAGCACTGGAGAAGTTGTAAAAGTAATGTTTCAGAGTGCGTCCTTTAGCGTTTTAAAAAGAGGCCTGGAACCATTCTGGAGCGTATCTATAACACTGGATGAAGTCTAATGGCCACTTCAGATACAACACTATTAAACCATCTATACTCTGCTAGAGCACTAAAGCCAAGCGTAAAATGCTACATTGAATATAACATGAACTCAATGATTAAAGATATAACAGTAACATCAAGCGGAGAATATACTTCAAACGGAACAAAGCCATATAAGAAACTGTTCCCAGCCGAGTCAGTTATACAACCATTTAGACCAGTATATCCTGGAGCTAAGTATTATATTTACACAGCATCTGGACAGATAAACCCAACAACTAAACTTCCAATTGGAACTGGTGAACCAGGTCTTCACCAAAGAGCAAAGGATGCAGGTAAATCTAATTCATTGCCAAGGCTATATTTTGCAGGCGGAGACAATACATATAAGTATTGGATATCTGCTATTAACACTAATGCCTCAATGACAATAACTTATCCAAAATTTGTATTAACAAATAAGGTTGTTGTTAAGTTTGAGAAGTATCATGAGATTCCATCTGCATGTACAATAACATTAAAGTATTCTGATTTAACTTCATCTGGCCCAATCTCGGCAGCCCCAAATTCAAATGGAGAATCTATAATTTATTATGGATCATCTTGGACAACAAATGCTTCTTCCTTAGTTCCAGCAAATAGCAAAAAAGTTATAGAGGTAGCCGTAGCTGCCACAAACAGAATGCAAGATAGAGTTACTGCAATAATAGAAATATCTCCAAGGCTTGTTCGTGATATATCTGATGATGTAACTAACTTTTCTATAACAAAAGAATCTTCTAACTCTGGCGCAGATGGAGTTCTACCAGTTGGATCTGTAACAGCAAATAGCCTATCTATTGATCTTGCTAAATATAACAACTCTTCAATAGAGTATTTGGCATACGATGATTCTATTGCTTCACCAGGCCACCTCATACCAGAAAAAAACTATTTAATTAAAAATGCACAGATAGATATTTCAATTGCTTTAGATGTTGACGGAGTAATAAAAACTGTACCTCAAGGAACATATTTTATAAATGAATATAGCAGAAGTCAATTTGGTGAAGTTTCTATACAGGCCCTGGATGGAGCAAAATATTTGCAAGAGACGCTTATGCCAAATTTATATCTAGAGTCTTACCCAACAACAAGCGTAATAAAAGCAATACTAGATAACGTTGGAATGACAAACTATAACTTTAATACAACCACAACTGCAACGTCAGTTGACAATTCTATTGGAAGCATAAAATACTTTTCAACAGATGACTCGATGACAGTTTGGGATACAATACAGCAAATATGCATGGATACTCAAATGAATGCATTCTTTGATGACAATAACATTTTACAATTCTATACAAGAAATTATATATACGATGCTACTAGATCTTCTAGCTTTTCTTTTTATGCAGAAGACACAGTTGTTAGCGGAGTAACACGAATACCAAATATATTAACGTTTCAAAAAAGAGAGATCCCGTCAACCAACCAAGTTATTGTTAGATGGCAAGTCCCACAGATAACAAACCAGGCAAACAGCGCAGCTCCAATATGGCAGTCACCAGTAACATTTTTAGGTGGAGGAGGCCTGCTTGTAGACCTGCCTTACCCACAATCCAAAACACCAATGAGAGACGGAAAAGAATATTACGTAGTTAACGTTGTAGCAAATGTATCAAGCGCTTACGGGAATTCAGTCCCAGCACTTTATCAATTTTCTGGATATCTAATGATTGAATCTGAAATTATTGAATATGATGCAATAGGGTATGAATATAGAATTGATAGCTCTGGTCCTAAATTTTTCTGGGCTACCTCACAGGTAGATGTTGATAAATATAGAGCAATGGTTCCATCATTCTACGGAACATCTGAATTCTTTAAGCCAGTGGACGTATACAGAATTAAAACAAACGCAGACGGAACACTGGCTGGCCGAGGAGCACTTGGCACCACAGCAGTTACTCATTATGTAAGAACCTCAACTGGCTGGGTAGACTCTGGATCGGTGGTTATAAAATAATGGCACTAGTAAAAAATGTAGGAGCAGAAAAGACATTTAAAAAGATAACCCAGACCCAAGACTCAACAACCTACACGGTCTCGCAAAAAGCATTTAGCTCAATAACCCCAGCAGCGGTATCTTCAAATGCATATACTGGAGCATCTTATTATGCGTTCGGAACAACATTCTTTATGGACGACGCACAGGAAAATCCACTTCAGTGTGGAGGCCTTGCTTTTGCACTAGGGACAGGTGGTAAAACTGGTTACTTTATTGAACTAGACACAACACCAAATGCCATATATGGAAATTCAAAAAACATAAATATATTTAAATCATACCAAGTAACAGAAGACGGAGTTACCTATGGAAGAAAAACAAAATTAACAAATGAATATGTGAATAATGTAAGTACATTAAATGCAGTTTATGGTGGAAGAGCATTTAATATAGATGTAAAAATTAAAGCATTTTCAAATAAGGTTGAAATTAAAATATGGATTAATGGATACAATATAACAGCAGTAGATACATACGGGCCAATAGCAAACAATAAAACGTTTGCTAATAATTTAATACCTATAACTAATAATGTTGGAATTTTTGCTAAAAAGGGAACGTGCTATTTTGATTATGTTTACGGAATGAGTATAACAGAGTCAGAGTGGAAGTCTGACTCATATGGAACAAACAGATACACGGGCCAGTTTTCAAAAGACCTAATCAGCATGGCTTTTGGAGATTTGAACTTTCAGGGTCTAGAAAATAAATCTATACCACCAGCGTCAATAGACGAATTTGGAACAACTGTAAGAGAGCTACATCACGTTAAGCTAAAATTTGATTCTAGGCCATCAATGCCAGTTAGATTCTCTACTGGAAATAATGCATACGCTTCAATTGTTGCTCAAAGCTTAACTAACTATGAAGGAGAAGCTTTTGTTTTAAACAACGCCTCTACTCCAATTCCACTCCAAGACAACACAAGCGCAAGCTTTTATATAATAGGCAATACTATTGATAGCTCAGGGCAGCTTGAAAATGTAATAGAAACCACAACTAAAGATTATGTAAAAAAGGAGCCATTCATATTTGAATCAAAGTGGATTCAGTCAAACGAAGATGCTGATGCTCTGGGAAACTGGATTAAAGGAAGTGCTATAAACAAGGGCTCAGTGGTAGACATGGAAATTTTTGGAAACCCAGTAGTATCTCCTGGAGATGTAATTTCAATATTCTATCCATATCAGGGGTACTCTAATACCAATACATCTAAATTTATTGTAAATTCAGTAACCCACGGGTACTCAGAAAACGGATTGACAACTAGCATTAGTTGTAGGTCTCTGTAGACATGGAAATGATATAATAAAAATATGGCAAAGATAAAAGAACAAGAAGTCGGAATAGCCCCTAAGATAGTAGTACAGCAGGGCTCACCAGACGCATTGCTTTTAGACCCAAGGTTTATTAAATCTGAAAGTATAATAACCCCAGAGTATACAAAACTTGTAGGCGTCCCAGATGGTCCAGGAGATCCAGGAGATCCAGACAAGACAAGACCAGACCTGGACGATATTATAGGATTTACATACGAGAAAAAATTAACCCCAAACCAAGCGGTCATATACACATTAAAAATTAAATTTAGAAATTCAAGCGGCGGAAAGATAAAAGGATTTGATGCCAAAGTGCCTCAACTATAGGAGATGAAATGATAAAAGGAACTTATATTTTTTATGAGGATGGCAAAGAGATCTGTCGTTCAGAAAACGTCATAACTAGATTTGGCAAAAGATTTCTTACAAATTTTATTGCTGGAAATACAAGTTTTAGGAATAAAGACATTGCCCTTGGAATAGGATCAAATGCTGCAACTGAGCTTGATACCAAGCTACAGTTTGAATTCTATAAAGCCCCAGTATCGTTTGGAAGCATAGACATTCAATGGAATGAATCTTTATCTGCATACACATATACTGTTATATATAGTGCAAAGATTCCATCAAGTGTTACTGGATTAATTAAAGAGGTTGGCCTGTACCCTCTAGGAGAATCTAGCAAGACATTCTATTCAGATCAAGTTTTAAATTCATTTGACGATCAAACTGAATGGACAAATGCTGGAGTATCGGCAAGCATTTCCCCACTGTATTCTAGAATTGGGCCAACAACTGTATACTGGTCAACAACTGGGAACACATCAAAAGAATACAAATACTCTATGAATGTAAAAGACATGTCGGGGTACAGTGTAAATGATACAATAGCTTTATCAATATACCAAGCAGACAACTATTTAAATAAAATTAGAGTTAAATTCTACAGCTCAGATACAGAATATTACTATATTGATTTAACTCCGAACTCAACTGCTGGATATGATATACCATTCTCATTACTTACTAACTTGTTTACAAATAAAGTAGGTCTCCCAGAGATATCACGTATTAATCAAATCGGAATAGAAACATTCCCAGAGTCTGGGCAGAATACTACTGTTTACTTTGATGGACTTAGAATTAATGATGAAGATACTTATGATGTAAATTATGGAATAATTAGCAGATCTGTTTTGGCATCGGCCTTAAATAAAATTGCTGGACGATCCGTAGATATAGAATATAGGTTGCAGTTGTCGTGGTAGAAAAGCTTCCGTTAGACCTGGACAAAAAGGCTGACATAAATCAAAAAGTTGAGGAGTCTGTATATGACTCTGAATACTGGACTGTCAGCATACCGAATCTATCACCAGACACGGAGTTTCCACTACAATTTGCATGGGTGTACGAAGACGGAACGATATCAGACTATTCAGCATATAAAACATTTACAACCCCAGGAGAAGACACTCTAAAGAGACCTAAGTTCCTCCCTACAGACCTAACTGTTTTTCAAGGAAAGCTAAGGGTAAATTGGCAGGGAGTAGATGTAGATGGAGACGAGTACGGAAAAGAATTTGGATATGTAGATGTACTGTATAAGCTATCAACAGATACAGAATGGAAATCTGCTGGAGTATTTATTAAATCTAGTTTCTTGCTTATTCCAGGAACACCAAAACTTACATATAATGTTAAGCTAGTTGCATATACCAAAACAGGAGTGCCTTCATTAGATAGCGATATACAAACAAAAACACTTATTCAAACTGGACCAAATCCTCCAACGAACGTACAAAGGTTTTGGTCTGGAACAAAGTTTGTTGTAACATTTACACAGAACCCAGCAGCAGTTGGAAATGAGTATATTAAGAGTAATAAAATTACTTTAACCTCATCAACAAATATAAGCTTTACTTTTGAATTCCCAGTAGTTCCTGGTGATACACAAAGATATGAGCTCGGAGAAGATCTAAGCAATACTTATTTTGGACCACAGTTAAACCCAGGATTTTCTGGTTCTGTTTGGTCAACCGATAGATATGACGGAGAAAGCATAAAAGTACCATTTGCATTTCTTGCATACGAATCAATTCTCACTGCACCAGTAATAACAGTAGCACAACTAGTTGGCGGATACAAGGTTTCGTACACAGATCAACTTGACGAAGCATCAAAAAAAGCATTTAATAATATAAGCATAGAAGAATCTTTAACTGGTTCTTCATCTGGATTTGACAGAGTTTCTTTTGGTCCATCCAACCCAGTTACAATATCTACTGGAAGTAGCACGGCACAAAGATGGGTGAGGGCGTTAGTTTATGACAATATAGGCGGCTATCCAAAGAATCCAGATGGTACACCATTATATTCTAATGTAGCAACAGTATCGCCAAAGAATTCTGACCCGTCAGACGGCACACCGCCAGCGGTACCTTCAGTAAGCGCTGGAACCCCAACCGCTACTACTGTACCAATAACAATAACAGTAGCTGATGCTGACACTAAAGATGTGTACGTTAGATATAAGAAGTCAACCGAATCTCTTTATGGATACGACCTGACACCAGTTTCAGTTGGATCAAATTCATGGACAATAAAAGGTCTACAGCCAAACACTACATATAATATTGGCGTTAGCGGAGGAGATTCTTTTTCTAACTACAGTGCATACAGCGCAGACATCAGCGCAGTCACAGCATCCTCCGCACCAGGCGCACCATCAAATGTTACGCTATCAAACTTAAGCAGTGGAGTAGGAGTAGTAGCGTCCTGGACAGCACCAGCAACAACCGCACTTTCAATTTCAAAATATAAAGTAGAGCTAAGAAAAGACCCAGCCACAACAAATACACTGATTCAAACCCAGTATTCATTTAGCACAAACATATCTTTTTCTGGATTAAGTCCTTCTTCAATATATCAAGTTACTGTATTTACGGAAGACGTATCTGGAACATTCTCAGCATCAGCTTCCAGCGCAGCCTTTACAACAAATACATCTGGCGGACTAAGTGATGGTATTGCCCCGACATCTTCACCCACACCAGTTGTAACGCCATTGTATGGAGCCTTAGAGGTTAGATGGACTCCTATTGTTAATGCAGATATTGTTACATATGAAGTGCATGCTTCAACAACAAATAACTTTACACCATCCATAGCAACTAAAGTACTTGAAGTAGCTGGCACATTTGCTATTATAAAAACAATTTCTGGAACACCTCTTGTATACGATACAATATACTACGTTAAAATAATTGCTAAAGATGTTGACGGTTCAGCAGCAGCTGGGGCTCAAGCATTTGAAAAGCCGTCAAAAGTTGATAATGGAGATATCGCAGCTGGAGCAGTACGTGCAAATGTAATTTTGGCTGGATCCATAACAGCCACACAAATGGATGCAGATAATTTATTTGTTGGCAAAACATTTAAAATTGGAACTGGCGGAGTGATATTTAGCGGAACAGGTGCAGCACATGGAAATGCCAATACAGGATTTTATTTAGATTCTACTGGACAATTTTCTTTAAAGGATAAACTAATATTTTCTTCGGCAGGGAACCTAACAGTAAATGGAATAATTAACGCAGACAGCGGAACACTAAAAGGCGCTTTATCAATTGATGCAACTAATATGAAATTTGGTAAAGGGGTAAAGGACAGCTTTAACGGAATTTATATAGACGACAATAACTATTGGTATTCAAATGGAAACTTTAGAGCAGGTGGAGCTGGTACTGGTATAACATCTACTGGTGGTTCACTAAGCATAGTATCTCCCGTTACTATCACTGGCACATCTTCAGTTACTGGAAACCTTGGAGTCATTGGAACAATATATTCTGGCAGTGCAGTAGATTCTGGACAAAGAGCCGTATTAAATTCAGCAGGAATCTATGCCTACCCAGCAGGCGTAGGAGCTTCAGCAACAACATCTATATTTGCAAACGCGGCTGCAGGTGGAGTAACGTTTGCTACCGAGAGAGGTAGGCTTGGATCTTCTTCAAACTATTGGTTGGTTGGAGCAAATACAATATCTAGCGTTGCTGGTTCTGGAAGCGTAACCCTAGAGTCTTCGGCAACCAATGCAAGAGTTGTAACTTCACCAGCAGCAGCAA